CCGCCATCCGTTTGGGGTATTTTTGCGTTCTGGTAGAGTAAGTCCATTACTGCAAGCTGCATTCTGCTTGTGAGGATATCGAGATTTACGACCTCATCCCAAAAACTTCCATCGGCCATGACGCCTTGTTCATAAATATTATAATAATTGCCGTAATTGAGATAAAGATTCCCGTTGATCCCTTCAATAATACTGATTTGAGAAGAGGTCAAGGATTCGACCGTTACCCCTGTCATTTGCTTACATTTAAGGGTATAAGCGCTGTTCGCCACCCCACTCCCGATTTGGGCATTCTGACCCATTGAGTAACCCATAAGGGACGATATAGCGTACAGCGTAGTGGTGGAATAAATCCCCATGGTCCGCTTGTATCCTGCTGTTTGGAGAGTTGCAAAAACGTTACCTGCTGTGTTTGTTGGGACATCAGCATCAGCTGTAGTAAACACGTACAGTGTCGCCGGAGATGTTGATTCTACCCATGCCGCTATCGCTTCGTGGTCGGCCTTTGCGGCGCCGCATACCATCCCGACATACCATTCACTACTTGCCGCCCGGCATGCCTCAATCGCTTGCAAAGCAGATTCCCCGCTGCCCTGCGTGCCGATCCAAAGTTGGAACGATGCCCCAGTCCCGAATTTGTTATAAAGCTCCCCAACAAAAAGAGTTGCGGCTTCGTATTCGGGGTCGGTGCTGATGAACCCGTCAGTGAGCATATCGGCAAGGGCCGTATATCTTTTCAGCCGGGTTGACGTACTAATGTGGGTTGATATTCCAATGATCAAAAACTCATTGAAATTACTTCGCGGGGCAGCGGTTGCTGAAACGATCACAGAAACGTTGACAATTGAATTGAGGTTCTGAGTTGCCATAGTTTTACTCCTTTATGTTGGGTTCACATCAATTATCCGTTGCTGTGTTGAACTTTTAACTATAATTTCTGCGCTGGTTATGGACTCAATTGTTGTATTAGAAACGATAAGCTCGTTAAATTTCATAATCATGTTTGTGCGTTCCCACCACTGACCCTCAAATAATTCAGGGGATCTTGTTGCCGCTGGGATGCTGGGTATTAAAAACAAATTGTTAGATGCAAGCGTGTCATGATTTGTTTGGTAAAAAATATTATCTTTTATGGTTTTTGCATTTTTAAAGCTATTTGGACCATAAAATATGTATGATACTTGCATCACCCTTGTGCAGCTTGTCGCTTGATTGCTATTGGCAAGATCAAATTTTCTTTCTCTTTGCCGGTTATATTCATCATCGAGTTCTATGCACTGCAAAAAACAAATATCTTCATTTATCTTCCATGCGGGTGCGCCCTCTGTAGGCCATGCAAGCCTCACGTTGTAATAAGGGTTTGAAGGTGTGGCATCCGCCCATGGGTTAATTGCTGTGATATTAAGCTTTAACCCTGACCCATGGCCTAGTGTAGTAGACACGCCTGTTGCAAGAGCATACCCAGTTCCAATAGTGCTTATATGACCGGTGAGGGCTGACCCACTCCCATCAACAGTGTCTATTGTGTACTTCCCACCTATACCACTAGTTACGTTGACAATATCTAGAACTTGGTATCCAGTCCCAGCATTTGATGGGGTGATGGCTACAGTTTTCAACCCAGTCAAAGCCGCCTGGTATGCATTCCATATTGTTGGGTCAAGTCCCAAAATGGACATAACCAGAGATTGAAATAAAGTCCCAAACTCATCTATGGTGAGGTCAATATCAGTCGCCACGTTTACGTACTCCGTAGGCCTTCCAATACCCGTAGTCCACATACGGCCAGATGTAAGCTATCCGGTAATCATCGCCATTCCATGTGATAACATCCGATGTGCCCTTACTGGCATCGTTGTGGGTAACGTAAATCTCTTGTGTGCTATAAAAGAGCATTGCACCTGTGACACGGTCGGCTTCTGGAACTTGGTTTAAATCCTTAAATCTGGCAACCGTGATCACCCCATTCATGGGAATAGACACAGGTGTGTTTTCTTTCCATCCTCCGGCTCCAAAATCCCCTGATGATCGTGTCACGGTGTAGCCCTGTTCAAAATCAGGATCACCAATTAGCTCGGAAACGTCAATCATTTGACGATACCACGTAGGTAATGGCTTTTCTCATTTGCGCCGTATCAATCAAAGGGGTGTTGGTTCCTTCTATACTTTCACCTGCGGCCAAAGCGGCCTTTGCAGCTTTATACTTTGGACCTTTTATCTTGGACAACTTCCTGAGCACGGTAATATCTGAATTTGCAGCCCACCCATTTCGCGGGTCAGTAAACCATTCCCGGCACACGTTCTGCCCAATCTGGCCCGCACGGTTGAGATACTTTATTGCAAGGGCTTTATTGCCTGATAATGTGGCACTTACTGCCTGTTTCAATTCGTCTTGAATCGGTTCAATGTTGCCATGGGCCTGTATTGCTGGCTCTATTACCGGCCGTGCAGGTATGCGTTTCATGGGTGAACCGTTTGTGTGGATAAAAAGCAATTCAGCGTTACCGACTTCCCCCGTTTTGCGCGTGTTATCTGCTTCGGGTATCCCGACATATACCTGCATATGTTGCAGTTCCTTAAATGCCTCAAGAATTTTTGCCGTGTTATCGGTTATTTTCAAGGATGAATTTACCATATGTACATTGGGCCTGCCCCAATCATCTTGGCAAACGTTATAAACTGCTGGCCGTAGGTTGTTAGGTTCCACGACCCCCATTGCTCCCATCCCGTGACAATGGGTTGATAACTTACCGATACATCAGCCACGGCCTTTGATACCTGTATGCCCTTAGCTAGACCCATAGAAACAACTGTTTTGGCATTTGCGTCTGTGGGCGCTAAAGATTGAAGATAAAGCGTTGCGAAATGAGCCACAAAAAGATTCATACCCATGAGCCACGCATCTTCCCACCGCACCTGTGATACTGTGGCATTTGCTAAATTAACAAATGTCTGTAAAATGGGATTAGGTGACGAACCATTAAGAGGAAACAGAGCAACCGAAAACTGGGAATAAAAAGCCTGAAAGTCAGCTACAGCATAAGGGGGATTATCACCAAAGCGGATATTAGCCGCATCGGTAACGCTCCCCTCTAATGCGTAACTTTCATAGCCGTACTGGCTATCAATCCAGTTGTCGAACTCTGGGGATGGCATTATGCCGTTTTCTCCGTATCAGCCTTAGCAGCCTTGCCCGCAACAAATGGGGTTACCTGGATGATTTCAATATCCCCATCGGCCTGAGCCCATTTGAACATCTGGTCATCGGAACACCAATCGGGGACATCCTGGAAATCCCCCGTCGTTGTACGCACAACTTCCGGGACCATGATACCTGCGGTTTTGTCGAGCTTGTCAGCACCAGGCTTGATAAACCCATATGCTTTCTTTGAAAAGATTCGCATGATCTCCCTTTCTTAAATGCCGTCAAAATAACCAACGGGCTGGGTATACAGGAACTTGGGCACACCGATTTGACCCACATAGAGAGTCAGGTAAGCGGCTTCCTTGACGTCCGGCTGGGTCATGGCACGTTGGATAGGCACGGTCAGATCGAAGTAGAGGCGATCTTCGTCGTTGACATAGGCAAGGGCACGATCCGTACCATTGGCACCGGCACCGATGCACCAGCGAGAGGGATATATCTGGACATCCACACCCTGGGTTTTTCCGATGTTGTTTTCGAGGAGGTAGGTCAGGATAGACGCCGAACCGGCCGATGAAACCAGTGTGGTGGAGATGTAGGCAAACTGTGCGGGCGGGATCAGAATCTGGTTTGCCATCCCTGAAACGTCGTACTGCGACGCCGCCCACGTATTGACCAGCATTGTGTTGACGTCGTTCAGGATTTCATTCGGAGTTTTATCTTTCCATGTCCGAAGAGTCGAAGCGCCGGCGGGTACCGCAATAGCCGTGATGGTCGTGTTATTCAGCAAGCCGGGGTTGCTGGCAAAACCCTGGTAGACCATAAGGTCAAGGGTTTTGTTCCAGTTAAGCCGAATACCTTTGTCAAGCAGGTCATCAAGCGAGCGGCCAACTTGCTGCATTTTCTGCATATCGACATAAGGCACTTTCAGGATATTGCCCCACCCAAATACGGGGTAGAGGTCTTTACCAATATCCGCCTGCATGAGGGGAATACTGTTGGACTGACCGCCCATCAGGCCGTACATATTGGGGCCAGACGTGGCGTAATTGACGTTGAAGGTTGACGTGTAATCGACCCATCCACCGCCGCTCTTACATACGATATCACGCATCCACGTGACGGAGGTCAGCGGCTCGCGAACCTTGGGATCACGTTTTTCAAGTTCACCCTGGAGAAAAGCCAGCCCCCCTGAAGTCGCGGCGTCGAAAGTCAGAGCGTTGAAAGCGTTTCCGTTCCGCATGGCATCGATTGTTGCTTTGTTTACATTGGTTACAAGTTCCATTGTTTTTGCTCTCCTTTCTCCGTTACGGTGCAATCCGCGTCAGGATGGTAAGTTCGGCTACGTTGTTCGCATCTTTTGCGCCCGTAGTCCATTGGCAATTGGTAAGCTGGACAGTATTGCCACCATCGGCGGCAGCCTCAAAGCCGCCGACAATACCGGCAGGGATCGCACCATTCAGAGTTTTGCGCATGTAGACGGCACCGCCAGCGGTGGGCGTGCCAACAAGGCAATTGACAACAGCCGATCCGCGTTCGAGGGCATCACAGGCATTACCGGGTGAGTACTGACCGGCGCTCTGCGTGACGTAGGTCGTGGACTGCTGAACTTCACGGACGGCCACACCAGCAAAAACAGCCGCGGTGAGGGTACCTCCGGCAGCAATCCATGCAGCAATATCGGAATACGTGTTATCCGTATTAAGAACAACACCTGCGCCGAATTTGGGGCCTGCGGCATCCGCCGATTTAACCAGCCGGTTTGCGATGATACAATCACCGTTCCGGCTGTATGAACCAGGAAAACCGATATTCATTTGAGTGCCTATAGCTGAACCGGGCATGTTTATCTCCTTTTAATGCAAAATGTTTTTGCGGTGGAATTTTTCTTTGGCGCTTTTGCCGAAATCAGTATCATCAGTCCGTTTGGCGTCCTGGGCTTGTTTCAGTTTCAGCAAGTCACCATATGAAGCCTTCTGGCTATTGGGAGCTTTGAAAGATGCTATCAGAGCATCGCAAGCTTTCCTTTTTGCCGGGCCGTCGGGCATTGCAGCAATTACCGGGCGCATCGCCTTGATAGCGGCAATAGCGGCATTGGAATCGGCTCCGGGAATGGGATTGGTCGGGAGTTCTTCACCGGCCAACGTTTCGACGGGAATCAGTTCGGCGTCGCCAGTCTCTTCCTTCTTGCCCTCTTCGAGCTCTTTGACAAAAGCATCAAGGGACTCTTCCGGGCCTGCCGCTTCGCCAGCTTCCGATGTTTCGAGTTTTGCCATCCTGGCGGAAATGCCTTTGATCTCTTCCAGAATCTGCTTCATCGCTTCGGCGTGCTCGTTGGTGTTGCTCTCGTTGGTAGTATCGACGTCCTTTGTGCAAGCATCTTCATTGCGCTTTTCGTTACGAGCTTCCCCCTTCGAGGTTGCTTCAAATGCCTTTGCTACCTCTTCCGGTTCGGCATCTTTGGCGAATTCTTTCAAGCCAAGGCCGAAAATGTGTTTTACGCTGAAAGCCATTTTTGTCTCCTTTTTAATCTCTGGTTTGTGATCTCTTATAGCGACTTGGGTTCCGGCCCTGCCATGTGGGACAATAGCAATATGGTTGATACGGATGTTTTTTTGTTCATATTTCCCTTCGCCTATTTTACTGTAATCGCATATATAGCCAAGGGACACTTCCCGCTGCCCGTTTTCTACCTTGGAAATCAGACTGGCATCTTTGATATGTAGGTCAGCAAGCAACTTGTCATCATCTTCGCCCGTGCCCTTTCTGCTGTTCTGGGCATGGCCCTTTGAATATGAAGCATGATTATTGGGATCGAGCAATTGCGAGGGATGAAGGTCTGTTATATCCTTGCCCTCTACACTTGCAACTGTTGCAGGGTGGAATACCTCTTTAGGGTCTCTCCATACCTGAACAATACCCGGCTCATCTGCCCCAATCTCTTCAGATGCATATTCCTGCCACCCTGTACGACCAACAGGCACGTTGTGCGCTATCAAAAACCCCTCTGGAGTCTTTGAAATGTTGTCGCTGATTTTGGTAGCATAATACGCGATAGCCATTGGTAAACCTTATTCAGCCGGGGTAAAAGTCAGCGTTGCTTTGCCTGCACCACTTTTCAAGGTGGTCACGAATTTGACGGCATTATCGTTCAGACCAACAATGTGAAAACTGCGGGTTGCTGTCGTGGTCATGTTGGTAAATGCCGTAATAGTACCATCAGCATGCTGTACAAAGGGCGTACTGAACGTGCCAGTGGTAGAAGGTGCACTCTGCACGGCAACAGACCAATGTGCGGTGGTGCCGCTTGTCACCGTAACCTGCAACGACCCGGCCCTGTGACTTGACATGCTGATAGCAGGCGTAGGGTTGACTTCCGTGCTGGACGAATAATTACCAAGGGTAATAGCCGCCCCCTTCACGATAGTACCCGCCACGGGGTTCAAGGCGGTATTGGCGACGTTATAGTTCCCGTCCACAATGGCAAAAGCGCCACCGACGCAAAAACCGAGTACCAGGAAGATCACGACGAATGCTATTGACTTCTTTGAAATACGGTCTTTCATTTTGGGTTCTCCTTTTGCTGTGGGTAAATATATTTGTGTTGCAATATACTCTGTGTGTAGGCCACAAAAAAAGACGCCGAGAGGTTCAGAGCCCTCTGAGGCGTCTTTTAATGCGCTTGCGTCGCTTGCCATCTGGCCGGATGTTGGGCGAACCTGATTTATTGTGTTACTCTATTATCACAAAGTGAGTTAAAAAACAACACATTTATGCGGCCTGTTGGTACATCACCGCATATTTTTGGAACTGGCCTTTATTCATAGTGATAATACTACCACCGATATGCACTTTAGCCGGGAATCTGATCATATCGAGGCGCACGATCGGCTCAGGATAACATCTACAATTCCATATATCACCCGCTTGATATGTACCGTAATTCTTATTTTGCCGATCAA